TCGACTTCCCGTACACAGACACACCGTTCACTGCCTTGAACTGAAGGTGATTTCTGATGTCAGAATTCGGGAGGTTGTACCCCTTCACCTTCAGAACTGCCTGATTTCCCTTTCGGGTACAGGTCGCCCCGAGCCACACCGTCTGCGGATCGGGGTAGCTGCTGTCGTAGTCCTCCTTCTTGATGTGTCCCTTGTTTCCGACCGGATGCTGTTCGTTGATCTGCTTGGCGATCCCCTCAAGGATTTCAGGACGCCAGTTGCGCTTCGACTTTGAAAAGCCTGACTTGATTTCAACAGTCACGAACTTGCAGTCATGAGGCTCCGGGTCGAGAGCGAGGTATCTCGACAGAAGCCCCTGGTCAATCGGAACGTCGATGGTCGCCGTGGAGTCGTTCGCCATTTCAGCGACGACATCCCCGAAATCATCGATCGTGAGTTCCGTGATGGTTTCAGTGAGGACGGTCATTTCAACTACCGCTTGCGTAGACGACGGTTTGCAGAGCGGTTGACGACGTTCTTGTGCGTCTGAGTGGAATTTCGCCTCTGCGACGACCCTTCCACGATTGTCGGGCTTGCAGCACCGAGTTCCGCAGGAACGTCTGCATCCTGCCCGACGGTCTGCGTACCACCTGTGAGGTTCGTGAGCGCGAGCGCCGCGACCACACCTGTTCCATCATTTCCTGCCGCGAGCGCAACCTCGAACTTGGCACTGATCGGAGCAGATGCCTGAAGCGCCGCGAGCACCTGAGCCGCAGTTGAAATTGCGACCGAGGAACCGTTGGTCTGAACCGTCACCGTCACGTCGTTGCCCGAAAGACCGACAGACAGCGGCGTAGACGCTCCTGAAACCACGAACGCCACCCGGTAGCCATTTCCTACCGTGCCAGCGGGCTTTGCCGTGAACTTCAGATCGTTGTGATTTCCTGCGAACGCCGTAGTGAGCGTGGCGTTCTTCGCCGGGGTGATCGTGCCGAGCACGTCCTTGTCCGTACCGATATTCACGAACGCGCCCTTGGACGGGTCACGAGCGAACAGACGGCGGACACTCCCCTTGCGCTGTGAGTCTCGCGTGACGCGACCACCGCCGAGCGACGGGATGAGGCCACGAGTGCGCCACCCAGGAGTCCCAGGAATTCTCTTACCGAGAATGCGAGCCACTATTTCCTCCTTCCCTTCATCGACGGGCGCGAGGCCCGACTAGCTTGGTTGACGTGTTCTTCCCGCTGTGAAATTTCGAGCGGACACCGTTGCGCTGCCTGCGAGTCTTGTCATGTCGCAGTCTGGTCATCGAATTCTCCACCTTCCTCTGAACGGCGGCACTGAAATCACGCCAGGAAGGAGAGGGGTACGACGAACGACCCGACGCCAACCCTTGAATTTCACCACCTTGCTCATCTTCCGCGCTTCCTCCTTCTGGCATGTGCTCGTGCTCTTGCCGCAGCGAGCCTCGTCGGGTTTTTCACTCCACGACCTGTTCCGAAGCGACGACGTTGAAATCGCTTCCTCATCCTGATCGATCGGATGCGAGCCATTACTCGTTGTTCCCGCTATCCGAGCCGCTGACAGAGCCGGGTGAAATCACGTCAAGCTGCTTGTTGTTCTTGGCCTCTGCCTTTTCAAGCTGGTTGCGCTGCATGTGCGGGATGTGCTTCTTCAGGTCTGCTCGCATCGTGCGGTCTGAAATCACTTCGCGCGTAGCGAGAACCTCGTCAGCCATGACCCGCTGCTGGAGCGCACTGGCCTTCACCAGAGCCTCGTCAGCCGTCACGTCATCCCACGCAAGCGGGACAAGCACAGGCTCCATGAAATTGATGGCCAGAACCATCTTGCACATCTGCTGCACGAACGGCTGATAGAACCTCCGCTTTCGACTGATGAGCTTTGCGAACGGCTCGATTTCATCCGTGTCATCGACCTTGGTGTTCATGAGGATGAAACGCGGAGTCTCCGAAGACATCGCAATACAGTCGATCAGGAAATCCATCAGCACCTTGGAATCACCGAGCACCGACTCGGCCTGAAGGAAGTCTGCATCCTCCTCTGACTGCATGAAAAGGATTTCAGTTCCCTTCCATTCGATCTTGCCGTTGAACGTCTCCGGCTTGATGTTGCCGTTTTCATCACGCTCAAACGACTCAGGCCAGTTGTTCGCGATGAACCCCATCAGGTCGTTGATCTTGAATTTCGCCTTCGGGATGGAGTGTGCCTTGTGAGCCGTGAGCGATGCAGCCATCACATCGTGAAATGCGAAGATGAACGGCAGACAGGACTCCAGATCGCTCTGACCACCCTCAAGGTAGGACTCCTCCTCGTTTTTCACTTCCACGAGAGGAATGAAACCCCATGTGTTCGGCTGTTCCAGGTCGTTACGCCAGCGGCCTTCTGTCTGATCGAAGTACCGGAATGCGTCCGGCGTGATTTCTTCGATGATGACCTTCTGCCGAACCTGGGGAAGCGTAACTGCTCTACCGTTCTGCTCAAGGTTCTCGATCTTCTCCTCAATTTCATGCCGCACGTAGGCTACTTCGATTTCACCTGACGTTCCACCTTGCTTGTAGTAAATGGACACCTTTTCAGGCGGCACGATTTCGAGGAAGCAGGCTTCCCACTCCTCCGCTGAAATCAGCGGGTTCTGAAGTTCATGGCGACGAATGCGAACCACCGTCTCTGCATCCCTCGTGGAATCACGGATCATCTTCTGAAGCTCTGCTGCCCAATACGTGTGGATGCACTTCTCAAGGAATTCATCGAAAACCTCGTCACCCGTTGCAGGATACGGGAGTTCGATGAAGTCAACCCTTGAATTCACAATCCGGCGAACGATCCCTGAGCCGAGATTGGCGTTCTTGTCATCGCTCCGGTACAGAGCGCGTGTCTTGTCGTATGAAATCTTGAACCCAGCGTAACTAGGTGCGGTCGGCCAGAATGTGCGCCTGAAATTGCGATAGCCGGTTCGGATTCCTCCGAGCCAGCCGCGTTTCGCCCATTCGGTACTGATTTCACCGATGACCTGCTTGTCATCGGACTTCACAAGCTCACGAATCCCCATCTGTCACCTTCTGATCGGTGGAGTCCAAGAGTTGTGAAATTCCCTCTTGGAACATTTCCTGAAGGTCTGCTGCCTTCGCTTGAACTTCGGGCGATGCTTGTCGTAGCTTTTCCATGAGTGATGGAGTGACGGGGTGTTCGCCACCGTCCGGCGTCTCGGTCTTCTGCTCCGAACGCGACACCTTTGGAATTCCGAACCTGTCGAACAATTCTCCTGCGGCTCTCAGCACCAGAGCGTCGTCATCGGTGGTACGCATGACGTGAGCAACGGCCTGGACTGCCTCAATGAGATAGGCCCGTCCAAGCTCAAGCGCCGCCTGCGGGAGCTTTTCACGCAGGGCCATGAGTTGTCTCTGGACGTTACCGTCTTGCAGGATTTCCTTGACCTGTCCACGGCTGACCCCCACGATGCTAGCGATCTGAGTGTTGGTGTAGTTAGACAATTTCAGGACAACCACCATGTCCTTCACCAACTCGTCTTCGCCCTCGAAGGTGAATTTCCTACGCTTCGTGACGTTGACCTTGTATCGCTTGCGGACACGATCTGAATTTGACTTCATAGAAGCAGCGCGGTCTGCTGGAGTCCTGTTGTTCCTCGGACGTGCCATTACGCTGACCCCACCAGTGATCCGGCCTGCTTGAAAGCAGTTGAAATCTGACCAGTAACGATCAGAGTCGGCTTCCTGAGCGTGGCGATGAAAGCGAACATGTCTGCGTGGTGCCAATGGTCGGGGTTCTTGTTCTTCTGCCACGACGCCACGATGCGACCCTTGGTGTCCTCCTCCTCGACGCGAACCATCTGCATCATGTGGGAGTAGAAACCGTTGAAATCACGACGAGGCATTTCCTCACCGAGCATGCGAGCTTCGGGAGGCAAGATGTAGTTGCCCGTCATCATCTGATGAATTGTGGAGTCAAAGGCGAGCGTCCGGTCGATGTTCACCTTGGACGCTTCCCCGAAAACCACGTTGTCGAACTTCGCGATTTCCTCGAAGTCTGGACGATCCTTCTCGTAGCCCATCCAGAACTTGCCGTGGTATTTCACACTGAGCGCCCGAGCACCACGCTTGTCAGGGTGTGCATCGCAAACGGCGACAAAGCTCGTCAGCTTGGAGAGCACCTTCTCCTCCAGAGCTTCCCACGCCGTCTTCCCAGGGCGATCCTTGAAATGCCAGAGGTTCCAGAGCATCCGCTCCCCGTTGCGTCCCAGGTGATCGGCCTTGACGTAAATTTCATCATGACCGACATCAATCCCGAGGAAAACGCATCCATTCGGAATTCCGCCAAGGTGGTAGCCGCTCACCATGCAGTTATCGAGGATCGTCGGCGTCACCTGATTACCCGGAGCGGAATACGGCTCACCGAGAGACTGGTTGTAGAACGCCTTGAGCTTCTTTGCGTCTCTCTGCCCGACGAACCACCCCTCCATGATCGACTCCAGGGGCATCGTCGGTGAATTGAACTGGTTGATGTGGTAGCCCCTGAAATTCCCTCCAGGGTTCGTGCTCCTCCACTCACCAGTCGAGTTTGCCAGCGCCCTCTCCAAGTCTGACCAGACGTGAGGACAGAACTGGCACTCAAACTTGCACTCGTACACGTTGTCACCGATTTTCACGTTGTCCTCAAACGTGAAAGTCTGAAATCTTGAGCAACCAGGGCACTTGACAAACCATTTCATCATGTCGCTGTCCCACCACTCATCCTCTGAGTCCAGACCGTGACCGGGCACAGTCGGCGTCGAGAGGTAGGTGAGACGCTTGACAGTCGATCCGTCAGTGCGGTGCTTCGCGTCCTGAAGGTAGTCCTGCACCATGCGGTCGAATTCATCGAAGACCACCACGTCTGTTGGTGTCTCCTGAAGCTCCGACTCCACGTTGGTACCGCGAATCAGAAGTGAAATATCCTCCTGAGTCTGCTTGTGCGTCCGGTTATCGACCGACTTGAATTTGTGTTCCAAGTCAGGATTGGAGTCGATGATGGGATCGACCCGCTTTTGCACGAACGGAATTGCTCCTGTTTTCAGAGGCAGCAGATACAGGTGGTGCCAACGCTTCTCAGTGATCCAATGAAATGTCCGAACGAGGAAGGTAATTGTGAAAGCCGTTTGCGCGGCCTTTTTCACAACCATCTTCTGCGAGGTATCCCGAATTACCGGGATGATGTATTCACGACCTTCCAGGTTGAAACTACGTCCATCTACCTTCAAGCCAAGATGAACAGCCCATTCATCAGGCCGTGCAAGGAGCCGCACGTTCGCCTGCCCTGGGGTCAGGGCCGTCAAACCGCGCTCCACAAGGACATTTCACGAGCAACTGAAATCACCATTGCCCACATCATAGGGACAAGAGTGGGGGAGGGTCTGTGCCCTCCCCCTGTGCCCGAAGCCAACCACCGCAAGGGCGGCAGCTAGGCCATCGTACCTCAGACCGAAACAGCGTCTACATCACGCCGGAAGCCTGGAGGTAATCGACATACGCTGTGGGACTCCAACTCGGGTTTGGCAGGACGGGTATTTCACCCAAATCGATCAACTCCTGCTTGTGGATCGCGGCAAGCAGAGAGTCCGCTTTGGTTTCACCGATGAAGTCCAGTTCTGAATTGAGAATACGGCCCACTGTACGAAGGTTGATCCCCGTTTTCTCATGGAGATATGCATTCGCTCCGTACTCGACCATTTCATACACGTCCTTCTCGTATCCCTGATCCCTCAACCACTTCTCACGCCACTGACGCAGGATTTCACCAAGTGGTTCACTGGCCACGACTGTCGGCTCTGCGTTCTGCGTGACGTACCGAATTCCTAGCTCTTGCTGTACCTCTCGGCAGAGGCCCATCAACTCTTGAAATTTCACCCCCTGCATGTCATCGCGTTTTGTGCTCAGGTAGCTCCGATGCCACCCCAGCCGTCTGCTGACTTCAGCCTTCGATCCAAGCCAGTCAGACAGAAACGTCACTACAGGTTCCACGAACTTGTAGGGCACCAGCACGTTTTCAGGGTCAGCGCCACGGTGATGTTGAATGCACTGACGGCACTGCGACATCAGAGTCCCGTTGTTCTTGGTGAATCGTGCAATGGGAAGCATCACACCTTCGCGATGCAAGGGGCCACGGCACCTTTTCAATTCACCATTGGGCGAGTAACCCTTCTTAGGTGGGGGCATCGGGCTTGATCGCGATTCGAGCCGCACTAGTGAACATCCCTTGCTGTACCCATCTTCGCGGGTCGCTACTTCTGAAATCGATACCATTGCACCTGTCACCGTCTTCGTCTACGTAATCGATTTCAAAAACGATGGCCACAGCACCGATTCGTGGTTCCCGAATTGCCCCACTCTCAACTTCAGCTTCCAGCTTCTCGATGAGCGCCATCGTCTCAGCACCAAGAGCTGAAATTCCTTCCTGTAGGTTTGCCTCATGGTTTTCCAAGTTTTGCCCCCATCTTGTAGGTTGAATTCACCTTTTGTCGCGTCGTGGCTCCGTGACCTTGTTCCTCGGCCTTGGCAAGCCAGATGCGATTTCCCTCTGTTGCTCCGTAGTCCCGCCTCATTTCCCTGAGCGCCTTCTGAGCGCCGATGGTGAGTGTGGACGTTGCGCCCACTCCTGAGACGGTCTTCGGAATTCCCTTGATCACGGTTCGTCTTGCCATGCTTCCTCAATCTCACGGAGTGGGTTTCTTTCGATTTCAATTCCACGCCTCGCTTTGACACGGCCCATTGACCATCCGTACCAAATCACGAGTATGGCTGAAATCGGCCACGTATCACGCATCGTAGACGGAGCGTGACGGCGGATCGCAGTTCGGGATGTCATCGAAGTAGATTACGGCATCCCCCATCATGAATTCACCATCAGCATTGACGCCGACGATGAACTTCCCACGAAGATCAGGGAGCTTGAATTCATAGAACGGCGCATCCGTGTAGATCGCTGACAGCTTCGGGTAGAACTCACGCTTGAGAGTCTGCCCAGCACAGATCACAGTGCCCTCTGGAACGAGCAGGACGCCTGCGTCGTCTGCCGCCTCAAGCTCCTCATCGGTCATGTGAGGAACAACGGCCATCGTGCCTGCCTTCACTTGCACCTTTTCAGCATGCGGGTCAAGTGAAATGAAAACAGGATCGACGGCAACAACATCCCTCGTCTCGGCGTGGCTCTCGTGCGTGATTACAGGGTTTTCCATTGTTAGCTCCTGGCCTCGATACGGATGAGTTCACGCGCTGCCTCGGGGATCATGAGCTTCCCGTTGGGCAGACGCGCCTTCCTGATGGCCTCCCACGTTCCCTTCCCGTAATTTCCACTTGCGGGGCTGATTCCAACGCTGTTCTGGAAACGCCGGACGGCGATTTCAAGATTCAGGTTGTAATACAGGTCTGGAACGACGAACGTGCCGAATCCGCCCTGGTGCATGGCCATCTTCAACGCCTTGGCGGTATTTCCTTTCCGCTTGGGCTTGTCAGCCGTCGGCCCGTAGTACGGCCCGGTGTACGGAAGCTGAATTGCGGTAAGTGCAGGCTCCTGTGTCGGTGCATCACCTGGATAGCGAGCTAGACCACGCTGCTTGATCCAATATTCAAGACGCGCCCACCCATTCGGGACGTTCTTGAAAAGCTCACCCGGCCAGAATGAAAACCCGTCACCAGGATACTGCTCACGGACGTTGGCAAGATCAGCCATCCAGTCATCGATGTCAACAGGAAATCCCTGACCGATGGCAATTCCCATTGTCGGAGCGATCTTGTCCGCGTTGAAACCTCGATACCCGTTATGCGGCTGATTCACGTCGTATGCGTCCACCACGCCCTCATCCGGGCCGAAGAACTGTCCGAGAGCATTCGTGTAGCACTGAGGGCCAGCGAAGCACCCAGCCTGAACGAAGGGCTTGTAGTCGATATCGTGATTTCGGAATCGGCTGAAAGATGAAAACATGGTGGGCCTCATCATGCCCCACTCACCCATCCACTTGCTCGACCGACCGAAACAGTCAGCACAGAAGCCCCACGGCTGCGAATAGCAGATCGGTTGCTCGCCGTTTGGAATCCACGCGGCCAAGTCCTTCTCCACGCAGATTTCCTTTGCGATCTTCGCTTCCTCGACGGGCTTGTCGTCCATCCAGCTTGAACCGACTGCGACGATGCCCTTTTCCTTGCAGATTTGAATTAGCTGATCGTTCTTCGGGTTGTTGATGCGGACGGTTCCCTCCTGAAGAAGAAAACCAATCCACGTACCGCCAGCGTCCTTGAAACGCTGAACGTACTCGTGCATATCCATCCCCGGCTCGGGATTGTAGAGATACATGCCTGCTCCGCTGAAAATCGGGTATGTCATGACGATAGAGCCTCCAAGATTGCGATTATGAAGCAGACGACCGAAAGAAATCCCAGCAAGAACATCACTGCGATCACTTTGTCTTTCAGCAAGGGGCCTCCCAGCTAGGAGGAACCGCTCCTGAATTTCCACAAGCTGTCAGGTTCGTGAATGGTGCCTGATTGAGCACACCCTGATCGAAGCGGTTGTTACGTAGTACCCAACCGTCAATCGGGTTCACGTTCCCATGAACCTGAATTGCGTAACTTCCCACCAGACGAGGGAAGATCGTGTTTTCAACCGTCAGTCGCCTTGGCTGACGAGCAGTAGGTGAAGTGGTGGTCACGAAGATGTGACCTGAGCCTGTGTCTGAATTCAGGCTGAAGGTCGTATTCCGAACTCGAATGTCACTTGCGCCCTGCACACGGATGGCTTCCATGTGAAATGCGCCCTGAGAACCGCAATTGCCGGAATCGAAGACTCCGAAGCTCACCCCGTCGATTGTGGCGTTGTCAGCACCCAACCAGAGCGGTTGTCCATCAGCTTCGGAACAATTCCTCTGGCCGGGAGCGTTGAGTGAGCCACCAAGCCATCTGAAATTCGTAGCCGAGTCCCAGGTGTGGATTGAGGCCCAATTTCCACTCACGTCCACTCTACGCCATGTGATGTTCGCTCCACGCGGCTCAGACGCGTTGTATTGACCATGAGTCGAGCCAGTGTTGATGTCGATGTTTTCAAATGTCACGTTTGACGCGTTTCCGGGCAGCTTTGCGACCACTGCACCATCCACTCCGAGGAAAGTGACTGGCTTGGTTCCGGTCAGCGACGGCGAACCGTGATTTCCAGCCAGAACTGAAATGGTGGAATCAGCAGATGCGCTGTCATAGGCCGTCTGCCAAGACTGACCCGGTGAAATCGAACCTCCAGGGGGAGGAGTCACTGCATCGATTTCACTCT